GTTCGAGAGTTTTTTTGCCCGCGACTCGCATCGCAGGCACATCCCACGGAAGCCAGCAATCCGTGTTCCTCGTCAAGCTCGAGTTGACTGGCTGGCCGCTTTCGTCTGGCTCGTGCTCATGCCGTTAGTGGATATCGCCATCGGCTGGGCGCTCTGGAGCGTGCTCTAGTGCCAAGACAGCTCTACAGCTATCCACTGAAGGTCGGGGAGTGCGTGCGTCACAGCATCGGGGATTACCTCGCACGCCGTTACGTGATGTCCCTCGCCCACCAATACGCCGCCAAACGCCAATGGGTCTATCGCTGCCGCTCGGATCAGGCCGATGTGCTCATTCGGAGGGTGGCATGAACCGCGCCCCTGCAAACTCCCCTTCCTCGGAGCAGGCCGCGAAGACTGGCGGCGGGTCGAAAGGCTCGCCGTCTTTTTCGATTGATGAGCTGATCCCGGCCAATTCGCCGTGGCGGCTCGGCACCTATTCGCCCGACCGGTCCGACTCACAGAGCGCGGAGCTGCGAGAGCAGCCGGGCGATTCTGATTCCAAGGAGCCCCATGGCGCGAATTAGGACCATCAAGCCCGAGTTCCCCCATAGCGAGAGCATGGGGCGCATCTCGCGGGATGCGCGCCTCACCTTCATTCAGCTCTGGACCCTGGCGGACGATGCCGGGAGGCTTCGCGGGAATTCGCGAATGCTCGCGAGCCTTCTTTTCCCCTACGACGACGATGCCAAGAAGCTCATCGAAGGGTGGCTGGGAGAACTGGAACGCGAGAAGTGCATCGATCGCTACGTGATCGAGGATACAGCCTACATCCAGATACGAAACTGGCTGGATCACCAGAAGATTGACAAGCCTTCGGCCTCAAAACTCCCTCCATTCGATGAGACCTCGCGAAAGGTCGCGAGTCCTCGCGAGGTGTCGTCGGGGGATCTGGATCTGGATCAAGGATCTGGATCTGGATCTCCCAGAGTTGTCGAGCAAAAGCTCGACGGGCCGGTCGAGCGGGTCTTCGATCACTGGCAGGCGGAGTTCGGCAAGCGCAAGGCGGTTCTCGATCCCAAGCGCCGCAGAGCGATCCAGCAGGCGCTGAAAGCCTACGACGAGCCCACCGTCTGCGCGGCGATCTCCGGCTTCAAGCTCTCGCCGCACCACATGGGCCAGAACGATCAGCGAACGGTTTACGACGACATTGCGCTTTTCCTGCGCGATGCCGCGCACGTGGACATGGGTTTGAACTTTGCCCGCGCGCCTCCGACTTCAGCCAAATCGGCAGTCGAACTGGCGCGCGAGAGACTTCGGGGGGTGAACGGCAATGGGCGAGTGGTCGGCGAACAATCTGGATCGGGCGAAGGCGGTTTGGGACAGGCTGTTGGGATGCTTCGGTGAGCCGCTTCTCAAGAAATTTGGCGCAGCGCCCCCCGAGGAGTGGGTAATGGCAATGGGCGCTCTCGATCCTCGGCAAATCGCCCGCGGACTCAGGCGAATAGTCTACGGCTGGAAGGGACCGCCGCCAAACCTGCCCGACTTCATGCGGCTCTGCCGTAGCGTGGGGAATGACGACTTCGACGAAGGTCCAGTCGAGGTCCCCCGGCTCGCAGCCCCTGAATGGCAAGGAGACGCATGGGAAATAGCGGCAAATCAGCATTTGCTCGCGCACCTGGTGCGTCGCGCCACGATCGATCGGGCGAAATACACCGCAGCGCAGACGGCAGTTCTCGTCACTGCAAAAAAATCCTGGGCGGTTGATATGCGCGACATCGCAGTGAATGGCCAGGTTCCGGTCGAGACTCAGCGGGCCATCTGGCGCGATTACATCGAGGGTGCCGAGGGGCAGTGCGCGTGATCGTCAAACACCCCCTCATCGATCCCATCGCTCACGCCTGGAAGTGCCTGCAGCGTGTTCCGTTACCGGCCCCGTTGGTGCTGACTGAGATCCAGCGCGCCGGGCATGCCAACGGCGCATTGGGCAAGAAAGGGAAGGGCAAGCATCTGATGGCGGTGTGTGCATGAGGTACGGCGCCCGACGTGACGCCAACGAACCGGAGCTCATTCGCTTCGCCAGGCAGTTGGGCGCGTGGCTCATCCCGCTCGATGAGCCGGTGGACTGGCTTTTGGCTTGGCGCGGCCAGTGGTACTTGGTCGAGATCAAGCAGCTGCATCGGGAAGGGCACCTGCACGAGTTCACCGACGCGCAACGCGAGTTCCAGCGCGAGTGCGGGGAGCGCGGGATGAGGATTCACGTATGGAGAACGGACCAGGACGTGCTCGCAACATTGGGCGGGAAGGTGGCGGCATGAATCATCTCAAGCAGCACGTGAGCCGCGAGCGGTATACCACCGTGGTGGTGGAGGCGTGTTCCACGTGAAACCAACAATCTACAGTAGACGGAAGTAGATGGCCAAAGGCAAGAAAACGGGAGGTCGCAAAGCGGGTGCGCCGAACAAGGCGACGACCAACGCGCGTGAGGCTATCGCGCGTCTCGTTGACGGCAACATAGATCGCCTGCAGGGTTGGCTCGATGAGATCGCTGCAGATGAGGGGGCGCGCTCAGCCTGGGGCTGCTTCATGGACGTGGTGGAGTATCACATCCCGAAACTTGCCCGCACCGAGACCAAGCTCGAGGGCGAAGTGACGCTGGTCCCGAAATTGACGATCAAGCGCCGTGACTGAGATCACTTACGACTATGGTCCGGTTCCAACCATCGAGGCGTTCAGCCGCTCGAAGGCGTTCATTCGGGGACTGATGGGGCCCTTTGGGTCGGGCAAGTCCTCGGGCTGCGTGATGGAGCTCGTGCAGCTCGCCGCGAAGCAGCCGGCGGTGAACTGGGTACGCAGGTCCCGCTTTGCCGTCATTCGCAATACCTATCGGCAGCTTTCGGACACCTCGATTCGGACCTGGCTTGACTGGTTACCCGATGGGCAGTTCGGCAGCTATCACAAGTCAGACCACGCCTATCAGCTGAAGATGCCGCTCGAGGACGGGACCAGCATCGAGGCGGAAGTGCTCTTTCGGGCCTTGGACAGACCCGAGCACGTCTCGAACCTGCTTTCGCTCGAACTCACCGCAGCATGGGTGAACGAAGCGCGGGAGATTCCCGAGACGATCATCAAGGCGCTACGGGGACGGGTGGGACGATTCCCTGCGGTGCGGGATGGCGGCTGCGTTGATCCGGGGATCATCATGGACACGAACCCCCCGGATGATGACTCGTGGTGGTACAAGCTTTTTGAGGTAGACCGGCCGGCGAACGTCGAGATATTCCGCCAACCCTCGGGGCGCACTGCCGAGGCTGAGAATCTGCCCAACCTGCCGGCGAACTATTACCCGAACCTGATGACGGGAGCGGATGCGGAGTTCGTCAAGGTCTACGTCGATGGGCTTTACGGGTACGTGAAGGAAGGAAAGCCCGTATATCCCGAGTACAACGATGCCGTTCACTGCTCCGAGAGCGTGCAGCCGATAGCCGGGGTCACGATTCGCCGCGGCTGGGACTTTGGCCTCACCCCGGCGTGTGAGTTCACGCAGGTGCTGCCCGATGGCGGCTTCATCGCTTTCGATGAGCTGTGCGCCACCGACTTAGGCATCTCCACCTTCGCCGATGACGTGCTGCGCACCGCGAGTGAGCGCTGGCCGGGATTCACGTTCGAGGACTTTGGCGACCCGGCTGGGGAGCAGCGCTCGGCGATGACCGCGGACAAGGACGAGAAGACCTGCTTCGATATCTTGAAGGGCAAGGGGATCGACATCAGGGCAGGAGAACAGAACCTCACCATCCGGCTTGAGAGCGTCAAGAAGCCGCTCAACACGCTACGCAACGGCAAGCCGCAGTTTCGCTTACATCCCCGGTGTGTGCTGCTCAGGAAGGGCTTCATGGGCCGCTACCAGTATCGGCGCGTGAAGGTGGCGGGGTCTGCTGAGCGATACCACGACGAGCCCGAGAAGAACGAATACAGCCATCCTCACGATGCTTTGCAGTACGTGGCGACGCGGATCTTTGCGGCTGCTGTCCGTAACCGGCAGAACGGCCTCAAACTCCCGCCGCTCAAGTACGGCTGGAGGGCGAGTCCGACATGACTATTCAGATAGAGACCACTATTGCTGGAATCACCCGCGAGATTGCCAAACGCCTGCAAAAAGCGGCTGAGTTCAAGTATGACGATGTCGAGGCGAAGGAGCAGTTCTGGGAGGAAACGGCAGATGCGATTTATCGCCTCGCTCTCACAATCGCAAAGCATGAGATTCTCAGGTCAAAAAGAGCTCGTTCCCCTCAAAGACGATTAAAGCGTTTGATTGAGCGTATGAAGCATAGCGGAATTCCCTGGTCAGAGGATTCGCCTTACGACGGGACAGCCTCGTGACGCTTCAAGGCCGACAGCCCACAAACGGAACACTTTCATGACCCGCAAGGGCGAGCATCCGATCGATGAATCGACCCGGCGCACGCTCGCTCGCCTCTTTCAGCTTCACTTGCTGTGTCATCCGAAGCGGGTGGCAGCATGGGCAGGCGTCACGCCCCACTACGTTCGGGCGCTCTGGCGCCGATACGTTGAGTGGGAGCTAGCGGATGCTGACTTCGAGGAATCCCTCAAGGTTCTCGAAAAGCACGCCCGGGCGCATGACTTAAAGCTATTCGAGCAAGCCCTACG